CGTGAAGAAGCGGTGAAAGCACTCAATGAGCTGCGTAAACCTATGCGGCCTATTGGTTTGTAAAAGAGGGTATTTTTTCATAGGAGAGAACCATGCCTATTGGTGGCGGTATTCTTCCAGCAACAGGGTCGAGTCAGTTCAATGAATTGACTTACGTCACTCGGCGTGCGTTTATCCCTAAGCTGGTTGTTCAACTTTACAACTCGACTCCGCTGATGGCGGCTCTGATTGCTAACAGTCAGCAAGCTAGCGGTGGTGTGTCGTCCGTGACTGTGCCCGTCCAGGGCGCTCAGTTCGTGAACGCACAATGGTCAGACTACAGCGGCTCGTTCGCTCAACCGTCTGTCCAGCAGGGCGCTTACAACGCTGAGTATGACCTCAAGCTGATGATTTCTCCTGTGCCGTTCCTCGGCATGGAGGGCGCAGTTCAGCAAGACGCTGCCATCATTCCTTTGATCGAGGCTCGCATGAACGATGCGACCAACGTCATGATGGATGCAATGGCTACGGCCCTGTACAACAACTCGACTAACACGCAGCAGTTCATCGGTTTGCCTGCTTCTGTGAGCGCCTCTGGCACTTACGGAAACATTGACCGCTCGACTTATAGCTGGTGGCGGTCAAAAGCGTACTCGGCAGGTTCCGTCAACCCGACTCGTCAGAACATCCTGCAATACATCTCCGGTACTGTGAAAAACGGTGCTGAGATGCCTTCGTTTGGTGTCTGCGGTTTTGGTACTTGGACTCTGCTGGCTCAAGACTTTGTTGGTCAAGAGCAGTACGTCATCACCCCTGGCTCCGGCTTTGATGGTGACCCCAATGGCCCACAGGCTGCATTCCGCGCCCTGATGGTTGCTGGTGTGCCTATCTATCCTGACCCGTACTGCCCAGAAGGTACGGTGTACTTCCTGAACACCAACTACCTGTCGCTCTACATCCATGAGCAGGGTTCGTTCGTGTTCACGGGCTTTGAGTCCACCCTCCCGAACTGGCAAATCGGTTATGTTGGCGCTGTTCTGATGATTGCAGAACTCGTTAACGTCAAACCGAAATCCATGTCTGTGGTCAGCGGCTACAACTACCTCTCGCTGTAAGGAGTAGAAAATGTCTCTGTCTACAAACAAAATCATCTTGTCGAACGCAACCACCAACACGGCTGGTGCGTATTTCCTGACGACCACTGTTACCGCAGTCAACACCGGCAACGGCACTGTGATTCCGGCTGGCGTGTACCTGATGTTCCCGCAAGCGAACACCAGCGTTATCGCCTACAACGGAAGCGCAAACGCTACGCTGGTTGCTGCCAACACTGGTGGCGTCATCATGAGCGATGGCGTGAACGTGTATGCCAAGTCCACTGCGGCTAGCGATACCGTGACTCTGCTGGCTACCAATGGTGGTCTGAGCGCGTCCGGCACGTACAACACCTGATAGGAGTCGGTAATGAACGCGAATCATGTAGGCGCTCTGTACCCTGACCAGTTTGGCAACTTTGTCGTTGCACAGGCAACCGGCCCGATTTACCTCGGCGCTACTGGCAATGCTGTTGCTACTCTGGCTCAGAACAACAATAGCAGCTTCATCGTTCGCCGCATTACCGTAGCCAACGCAACTGGTAGTGTTGCTGCTGCAAACGTGACGATTCTCACCACTAGTGATGGGAATACGAGCAATGCAGTAAGCAACGCAGCCACCTTGACTACCGTTACCGGAGCCACGAAATTCCAAGACCTGCCGCTTTCAACTGGCGCAGCGTCTACGGTCTACTCTGGCTCTCTGTACGTGTATGTTGGCACAGCAGCCGCAGCAAATAATGCGGTTGACATCACGGTTTACGGTGACGTTGTGACGCTATGACAGACCTCGTTTATGTGACCAATCGTAGTGATAAGGCATTGACTTTTGTCTATGCCTACAAGAACTACGAGCTTCCAGTGGGCAAGTCAGTCCAAATTCCGCTTAAAGCGGCAAAGGAAGTATTTGGTCATGGCGATGGCAACAAGGAACCGTATCTGGCTTACTTGGGCTGGATACGGCTCCATTCTGATTTAGAACAAGGACTAGAGAGGCTTGCTCAGTTCATCATCTCTGATGAGCCTCTTATCGAAGAGAACCGCTCGTTACCCTCGGCGGTCGGTGTAGTACCCCTGCATGTTGAAAAACGTGCCGGGGGAAGCACTCGCCAGCGGGTTGCGTAAAAAAATGGAACGTAGATGGCTACTCTTGCTTCCTACCTTACGGAAGTCCGTAGGCTCTTGCATGATGCCAACGGTGTCTTCTGGTCAGACAATGAACTGACAGACGACATTAACGCTGCAAGAGAACGCACGGTAAGAGACACTGGCTGTCTACGTAATCTACAAATCACTTCTACCCCGCTGTCTTCTACGGGAGTGGCGGCAGTAAACTGGGCAGAAGGTCTAGCTGTAAGCACAGGTCAATTTGTCTTCAGCAACATTTTCATTTACCAAGTCACTAATGGCGGTGTTCTTGGCACTACTTCCCCTCCTTACCCGAGTGGGAACAACGTCTACCCGCCTTCCACTGCGTTTGCAGACGGAACCGCCACTCTTCAGTACGACAGTCCCTGCGAAATAATCAGCCTGTCTGCTCTTCCTGGCGGTACGCAGACGCTAGACGTTCTCAACGTCAACATTTTTTGGGGAAATAGCCGCATCCCTCTGCGCTACTTGCCTTGGTCAAACTTCAACGCTCAGTTGCGCTATTGGCAAAACTACGTTGGCAGACCCGTGTGTTTCAGCATGTACGGTCAGGGACAAATCTACATCGGACCAGTGCCTGACCAAGCCTACCCATGCGAAATTGACACGGTGATTCTTCCTCAGCCGCTGTCTCTGTCTGCTACTACTCAGGTAGATGAGATTGTGGACCCCTACACAACTCCTGTAGCTTTCTATGCTGCGTACAAAGCCAAGTACAAAGAGCAGAGCTATGGTGAGGCTGAGATTTACAAGCAGGAATACGCCAAGAACGTACAGGCTGCTTTGAACAGCACGTACACCCGCCGCATCCCAGACCCCTACTCTAATCCGTACTAATCATGGCAGCAGCAGAGCAAAAGAAGTCCTATGCTGTCATCAAGAATTTCAAGGGTCTAAACACAAAGGCCAACAGGACAGCAATCGACGAGGCAGAGTTCTCGTGGATTGAGAATGCCATGCCTATTGGTTTTGGCAACATCAAGATTGTCAAAGCCCAGACCAAAATTACAACTGGCGGTGGCGCAAACATTGTTGCCGCTAACACTGTCACAGCACTAGATTCTGCCAACCTTAATGGCGGTGACTACTTGCTTGCTTTTGAAGACAATGGCAAAGCAGAGTACGTCAACATTACTAGCAGCACATCCGGCAACATTGCTGTTGCTGGCACATTCTCAAACTCAGGCGTTACTACTGCTCAGTACAACGATGAGCGCATCATCATTGGCGACCCGAGCAAAGGACTGTTCAACTGGGATGGAGCCAATCTTGTAAGCATCGGTTCTGTAGGCACTATCGGCATCACCAACCCAGGCTCAGGCTACGTCAGCGCACCTGCCGTCACAATCTCTGCGCCTAACGATGCCAACGGTGTGCAGGCTACAGCAGTGTCCACCATCAGCACAGGCTCTGGTGGTATTGCAAGTGTTGACGTAACTGCGGCAGGCTCAGGCTACACCTTTGTTCCTGGTGTCACTATCGGCCCTCCTGACCAAACGGGCGGTACACAAGCACAGGCATTTGCCACGATTGCCAGCGGTGCTGTTGTTGCGGTCACTGTCACCAACTCTGGCAGTGGCTACACAACTGCACCTAGCGTAACCTTCTCGTCTGGTGCTGCAACCGCAAACGCAGTCATAGCTACAGGTCAGGTCAACAGCATTACGCTGACAAACGCTGGTACTGGCTACACAGCAAGTCCAACTGTCACGATAGCAGCACCTCCTAGCGGCACGACTGCTACTGCCATTGCTAGCTTTAACACGTTTAAAACAGGCACTGTTGCCGTAACCATCACCAACGGTGGGTCTGGTTACATCAACGCAGCCAACACTGTTGTCACTATTTCCGGCGCTGGCTCAAACGCAGCAGGTACTGCCATCATTTCTGGCGGTCAGGTCACCCAGGTCATCATGACCAATCCTGGCAGCGGATACTTGGCAAACACGGCTGTCGCCATCACAGGTGGTGGAGCTACAAACGCAGCTACTGCCGTAGCATCTGTAAACCTCAACGACATAGTAGACGTAGCTACGTTCTCAGGCCGCGTATGGGTGGCGGCAGGGCGTACTGTCTTTTATACCGCTGCTGGCTCTTACAGCGATTTCACAAGCGTTAGCGCCGGAAGCTTTACGCTTACAGACTCAACGCTGCATGGCAACATCCGTGCGATTGTGTCTGCCAACAACTTCCTCTACATTTTTGGTGACGACAGCATCAACGTCTTCTCTGACCTTCGTGTTACTAGTACTGGCAGTACGTTGTTCACGAACACCAACGTCAGTGCTAGCGTAGGTACTAGGCGTATCAAAGCCATCTTCCCGTACTTCCGCTCTGTCTTGTTTATGAACGACTACGGGGTGTACGCCCTAGTTGGATCAACCACAAGCAAGCTGTCAGACCCGCTAGACGGCATCTTCACAAGCATTGATTTCTCTTTGCCGGTCACAGGTGGTCAGGTTCTGCTCAACAACATTCTGTGTGCAGCCTTCAACTTCACCTACGCTCCTGCTGGAGAGACTCCACGGCAGTTGCAGGCAGTGTTTTTTGACAAGAAGTGGTTCCTGACTAGCCAAGGTGCGCTTGATCTGATTGCGTCTTTGCCTGTTGCTGGCCTTATCAACATCTACGGGGTAGATGACAAAGACTTTTACAAGCTCTACAACAGCAGTACGGCAACCATCAACAGCATGATCCAGACTGCGCTTAGCCCCATGCAGGACACTATCCGTACCAAGCAGGCTTTGAAGTTTGGTGTAGAGGCTATTCTTGGGCAGGGCGCTACATTCACTATCACTGTGGACAGCGAGGAAGGCTCTAGCCCTCCGTACACGCTCAACAACTTTGCCCAGTGGATCAACAACTCTAGTCAGGTCATACCGTGGATCAACAACAGCAGTGTTGTGATAGGGTGGACGACGACAAATACCTATTTCCTTTACAAGTCAGATGCACAACAATACGGTAAGTATTTAGGGCTGACTTTGGAAAGCTCTGACCCTAACTTTGTGGTCAGCACGTTTGAGATGGAACATGAATTAAGAGTGAGGTTCTAACATGCCAGTCCCATTTGCTTTTAGCGCAGCAACAAGCGCAATCCCGCTGTCCCAACTGGACACAAACTTCGACACGACCATCACGCTTGGCAACACGGCTATCCAGCTAGGCAACACCGTCACTACGCTCAACAACATGACGTTGGCGAACGTGACCATTTCTAGCGGTAATGTGACTATCACGAACGTGACGGTGACTACAGCAAACGTAACGACAGTCAACGCAACCACAGTCAACGCAACCACAGTGATTGCTACGACTGCCAATGTCACTACTGCAAACGTAGCAACAAGCATCGTCACTGGTAGCGAAACACTGTCTTACGGTACGGTCAACGGCGTGGCCTACCTCAACGGCAGCAAAGTCCTAACCACTGGGTCTGCGCTGACGTTTGATGGGTCTACGCAAACTCTTAACGCGACCAATGTTGCATATAGAGGCCAGATGAGCCTGAACGGCGGTACTGGCGGTATTGCTCAGCTAACTCTCTATCAGGGCAGCACAACCCAGACAAATTTGGTGGGGCAACTGTATTCGCTGACAGACCAAGTTACCTTGGCTGCTTCTAAATCTAATGGCTACATCACGCTTGAGTTGAACGGCTCCGAACAAATGCGCCTGACCAGCACAGGGCTGGGTATAGGGGAGAGTTTGCCTGCGTACAAGTTGGATGTTAAAGGGACAATTAACTCTGGTGCGTCTGCGGCGACGGGTTACAACTTGGTTTTCCGCACAAGTGGCATTACCACTGGCCGCGCTCAAACGGCTTTGACCAACACATCTGGCGACTTTTACACAGGCATTGAAGGCTCAACAGCAGGTCAAACTCTGACCGGAAGCGCGGCATATTCTGCTTTTGCTGGTACGTTCGCGGCCAATCCGCTATATCTGGTCACCAACAGCGCAATCCGTGCCACCCTCGACTCCTCCGGCAACCTGGGCCTGGGGGTGACGCCTAGTGCGTGGAGCCAAGGCAGAGCAATTGAAGTTGCTGGGACTGGGTATGGCATTTGGAACGGCACAGGAAGCATTTATTCCATAGCCAATGCCTATTTCAACGCCGGTTTTAAGTACGCTAGCACAGGGGTTCAGGCATCGCACTACTACCAATTCCAAGGCCAGCACGTTTGGTCTACAGCAGCCTCCGGCACAGCAAAC